CTGACATCCTGATCAGTCATTTCTTTGAAGTAGTCTTGTGCTACCAACCAAGAGAATATAACCAAACACATGGCAAGGTCATCATTACATCCCTCTTCTGCCTCAAATGATTGTTTCTTCTGAATAAACGTAGTCAACTCACTAATAATATTATAATCATTGAATACTAATTTGTCTTCCTCTACCAATGTCTTTAGGTTAGAACAACCAACCTTCTTTGTGGTCGTGCTCATCTTGACACCTAACTGCGTTTTGACACCAGAGAATCCTGATCCCACAATCTGGCCTGCCCTACCACGCATGGCAACCATCAATAGATTTTCATACTCAAGATCATAAAATAAAATAGATGCTACTTGATCTCCAATATCATTTACCTCGCATAAGACATATGCATTATTATATGCTGTAGCAACCTCCTCGATAATGGAAGGGAATAACATAGGTTTGACTTCATTGTCTCTATATGTGGCAACAATCCTATACGGAAACTCTGTAATATCAGCAACTATAAAAGCACTATAATCTTTAGAGATACCTCTTGCTACGTCAACTGTTACAATATAATCTCTTTTCTCATAAGGTTTTTCGTACACTGATAACTTACCATTTTGTTCTACGGGGTTTTCATATACAAGTGCTTTTAGTTTTGCTGCAGAGATAAGAGTATCTACAGATCCTAGAAACTCACACTCAAACTCAATAGCAAACTGTTGTTTACTAGTATTTCTTATAGTCTGTTCTTTCCATTTAGAATCTCGACCTGGTACTTCAGACCAGTGAACTTCTGTAGCAACATACTCGTTCTGCCCCCGTTCTGCGTCATGCCACATTCGATAAAAGTGATTCATACCATGAGGCGTTGATACTATTATAACTTTGGTAGATTTACCAGAAGATATAGTAGGATAAACAGACGCAAAGAAATCATCTGCCAAGTGGTTCTGCACGAATGCAAACTCATCAAGGAAGATGATATTGAAAGACATACCTCGAACTGCTGATGCAGATGTAGATGCTGCTATGATCTTGGAACCGTTTTCCAGTTCCATTGATCCTTTGTTCCAAGCAACGATCCCCTGCTGCATCCACTTCGGCAAGTTCTCATATGCCAATTGTAGTCTGCCGAGTAAATCTCTAGCAGTCGCTGCTTTGTTTGCGAGGATTCCAATATTGACGTTATCGTTGAATATTGCGTAATGAAGTAAGTATGATACTACCGTTGTTGACTTACCAGTCTGCCTAGGCATCTTGCAGATATTAAATCTATTCTTATGAAAATTTCTTATAAGTTTCTTCTGAAACTTGTACATGTCAAAGGAGACTAGACCTTCGTCAACGTTAACAATTTTTATATGCTTCTCTGTAAAATATACTGGATCTTTCTTACACTTTAAAAATTCTTCAATATGCTCCTTGGTGAACTCTTGAGCAGTATTGACTTTTTTTAGATTAGGATTACCAAGATAGATGTCACTCATCAATCACAATGCTAATTCCAGCTAGATTGTCCGTATCCCTGTGACACAGCACTACCTGCTGACTTTACTGCATTATGTATACCCTTTGCTATGTTACCAATTCTTTCTTTGGATGGACCTTTGAATTGCTTCTTTTCTTTTTTCTCACCACTTCTGTATGGTTTTGATTTTCTTTTGTCTTTCACTTCAGTATTTTTTGTACCACGGGTAGTAAGTGCTGAACCTTTATCTGGTTCACGTTTTGCTAACTGATTGTCTTTGACTTCTTTTGCTTTTATATCAATAGTTTTACCAGGAGTTCTTCTGTCAGAGTCTTTCAACTTACTGACCATTTCCCTAATACCCCTAACTTTAGCAGCAATCTTCTTGAGTTTTACATCTTGTTTTACAGATGTTTGAGATTGCTTAATGGCTTTTACAAGTTTATCAAACCTTGCCTCACCTTCTTTCAGTGATGCTCTTTTCTTTTTTAGTTTCTCTAAAGCAGCATCAAGTGTCTTCTTCTTTCTTATAGCAGAAGGCTTGTTTCTACGAGAGAGTTCTTCTTGTATTTTGTCCATGTTATATTTATTATTTTTTATCAGTAAGTCCGTTTGCTTTGAGCATTTTCTGTAAGTCAGAAGTACTACCTATAAACAATGAGTTATTAGTTACTTGCTTTGTAGATTTATCTTCATCCAAATCTTTCATCTTCTTTTGCAAATCAACTAACTTATCAGTTGTATCTGCAATATGTTTGATCAACTGTCCAGCAACTTCATATGCTCTAGGATGCTGAGAGTCACCTGCAACATCTAATATGCCGTCAACTGCCTCCTGACCCTTCTCGATAAGGTTGTAGAACTGTGCTCTACTATACTCATAATCCTTGGTAGGATCATCCTGTACTTGCTTCTGTATCTTAGGTTTTTCCTTGACAATTTCTGCTTTCACAGATAGTGCTTTATCAATAGCTTCAAATCCTTTATCCATTAGATATCTCTACCCTCAGAAGCACTATAATCCAATCCATCATTACCAAAGAACGAACTGGTCTCACTGAATCCAAAATCATCACCAACCTCAATAAGTGCGTTATCAGTAATATTTACTAAATTCACAACGTTATCAGCATAATGTTCTACAATACTAGTTCCATACTGACCTCTTTTAACAATCAAATTAGTACCATCAATCTCTCTTATATACATGGTTTCATTATTGATTTGTATATAATTTCTTACAGCAAGACCTGCTGCATTATTTACTTTGACTAACGTCTTCTTAGCATCTAAATTAACTGATAGTTTTGTTGTAGCATCATCATTATAATCTTTGACTGCTTGAGGTGTGACAGTATACCTTTGCTCTCTTGGTGCTCTGATATTTGTAGAGTAATCGACCTGAACCTTTTTGATAATTCCACCTTCGTCTGTAGGTACTTCCTGATAGAAATATGTCTTAGCAACAAAATCTAAATCATACTGAATAAATCTTCTAGTTGAAAAATCTCCTTCATACTCATCAGAGAAAGAAATGTTTCTTAGTGTAAATGGTATATCTCTTTTTTCTTCTATACCTTCCAACATGTTGACAGTAACATTATACGCTGGTTGGAAGAATGGAAGTATTTGTTCTACAATCTGCAGAGCATCGTCTTGAAGTTTTGTTGCAAAACTCAATCTAAAACCAACATCATATGGAACAGGCAAAAACATTTTCTTATGTTTTACCTTTGATGTAGGACTCTTGGTAAAGAATTTAGTTATGGGTGATGCTTTACGTGAAACATCATAAGTATAGGATGTCAACTCAAAAGAAATTCTAGGTAACGTAAGTGCTACGTTGTCATCAAAACCTTGTTGTTGTTCAATCCTTGCTAGAAACCTTTGCATAGGTCCATATGCAATAGGAACCTTGACCATACTTACCGCTTTACCATCACTAGCAAATTTTTTGATACTGATGTTATTGAACAGTGTACCGAAAGCGATAACTGTTTTTCTTATGGTCTCATTGTAAAAGTAATTACCTACCATTATATTTCACCAAATGGGTTCCTTTCTGTAAAGTCTACGATTGACGAATCTGCACGAGTTTCAATAGTGTCTCCAGTATTGTAAGAATCGTCATCATCATAATCGATGCTATTTAGATTGTATATTGCAGTTCCAAATCCAACATTACTAATCTGTTCACCAACACTAAACTTACCTGAAAGATTCTTAGCCAGTAATGTGTTAGTGGTTGTATCCCATTTACTTACAAATGCGGTAGTAAGACTAGACGCTCCTGTAATCATTTCACCATAGAGGAATGTTCCACTACCTATGCTTGATGCAGCACTAACAGTAATTGCTGGTATTACAGTGTATCCATAACCAGCATTTGTCATATGAACGGTAGCAACTTGATTAGTTGCGTTCAGTTTTGTAGTTCCTGTTGCTCTTGTTCCACCTTCTGCAGGTTCGTCAAATGTTATTGTTGGTGGTGTTCCATAACCACTACCAACAAAACTTACTGTTACAATACCAACTACACCATCTGTTCCAATACCTGCTCTAGCCTTTGCACCAGATCCTTTACCGTCCTCTGTTAGGAATTGTATAGTTGGTTCATCAGTTCCTACAAAATATCCACTACCAGGATCTGTAATCTCTATACGTTGAACCATCAATGATTTGAAGTTTCTAGTACCAGTATGAGTAGTAATTGCAACTGCCTGTGCAGCATTACCTGCCCCTACAGGAGGTTCAATTTGTACTGTAGGTGCATTTGTATAACCACTACCACCATCTAACATCTCAATTTTATATATACCACCTTGAGTCAAAGTAGTAAACATGGTTGCTGTATTTCCAGCATCTCCCAATGTCATAGTTACATTGTAACCAGCAGTTTCAAAGTCATCATCAATAACATCAATACCAGTATCAAACGTCTCGTCTGAGTACTCGAATGGTTCTAGAGTCAATCTGTAAGTATAATTTTTCTGTAATTGATAGAATTCTACAATATCATTTACATATTTGATTTCAAATATTATATCTCTTAGAGGAAAATATATAAGATCTCCTTCATATGGTCTCTCTTGATTTTCAGGTCTTCCTGTAGGACCAATTTCTTTACCAGGAAATTTCCATAACAATGGTGCTATACCGTTTGTATATGATTCTTGTGAGATGATTACATCCATCTGGGCTGTTGATCTTACCCCAAATTTTGTAAGTAAATTATAACCAGAATCAAATCCTTCATATGATTCCACATAACCTTCAATAGGAAATGATCTATCAAATTTAGAGTCAACAACTTCACGCATCACATCCTTAGATGTAACGTATACTCTT